TGTAGCACCAGCTTCGATGCCAGCTAGTTTGTTCTTTTCTGTAGTAGTATAGTTGTTATCAGTATGAACGTAGTTACCGTCAACAACCGTATCAGCATCATAAGGCTGAAAAGCATTAACGTTAATGTTTTTAACTCGTACTGAGATAACACCATTGTTTTCGTGGGAAGTAATAACAAAAGCAATAGGTAGCTTTACTTGTCCAGCAGAGGGTTCTGTTGTAGTTAAAGCGCCTACTGTAGTAGGAGAAACATAAAGAACAGTCCCTTCGGTGTAACCAGAAGTATCTAGGTCTCGAACTTTACCAAAGTGTGTTACTTTGCCATCAGCTCCATCAAGAATTTCTTCTGTTGTAATACCTAGAAAGTAAGGGGTGTTACTGTCTGACGTTCCGTTCATAGGAGCTACAGTGATTCTACCAGAAGAACCAACTGTACCTGTTGCCATAACAGGGGTGCCGTTAGGGATTGTAGAGCCTGTTTGGTTTTTAACATTCCAAAAAAGTTCTTGACCCAGCTGAAGTGTAGTACCATCAGAAACTAAGTCCAAGGTCTCTTCATCAGAGTTCCACGTAAGAGTACCTTGAGTACCAGTCCCACCAAGTAGCTGAATAGAGTCTGTTGTAATACTATTTACATCATTAATATCATTACCAGCAGCATCTAGGTTTCCACCTAGTGTGGGAGTAGTATCATCAACTACATCATTCAAACCCCCAGAAGAACCACCAAGTTCAATAACAGTATTAGAACTATTTTTAGTATAAATCTTTTGGTCAGTAAGGTTAATTGCTAGTTCACCAACTTCTAAGTCAGTACTCAAAGGTATTTTACTAAGAGTAGAGGACTTCTTTGGAATAATTTTAGTTGCCATAGGGCTATCCTTTGTTTACTATAGAGTAGGGTAAGAGGTGACTATGGAAGCCACCCCCTTCTTCTTTAACGTCAGGTATTAGTAAGTACCGCCATCAATGGTAACGTTTTGAAGTGTTTCGTTGTTTAAGTCCCAAGCGTCATCCGCCTCATTCCAAACAAAAGAAACATTAGCGCTAGTACCACGCTCAATTTCAATACCACCGTTTTGAGAAGGCACTCCTGCTTCATCTGCGTTAAGCAGAATAACAGAGTCACCAATGTTAACTTCATTAGAGTTAACTGAGGTAGTAGTACCTTGTACTGTTAAATCACCAGCAATAATGACTTCACCAGTATTGTCACCAATACCTGCAGGATCAATTGTGATGACCGAGCCACCTTCAATAGTGCTTGTAGTTACCTTATTAAAGGTTACGTCACTAGTAGTTTCTACTGCTTGACCAATAGCTACCGAACCGTTTGTAATCGTGACACCTGTACCACCTGTAAAGTGAGCACGAGTTTCAGCTGCCGAGGGGCCAGTGTAGGTAAAGGTACCTGTTGCGTTATTATAAGTAAAGCTACCGTCACCGCCAGCGTCACTTGCAGAGACTGCACCACGAGCACGAGCGGTAGTGTAGTAAAGATTTGTGCTACCTTCAGACAAATCGTCTGTGTCGTTGTTCGACAGGTTAAGTCCGCCAGTAGCGTCTTGATCAATCGTTAAGGTACCTGCTGTGTCGTCATAAGTAGCAGTAATGTTTGTACCACCAACAATCAAAGAACCTACACGATCATCTACACGTTCGTTTGTGTAGTAAAGGTTTGTACCTTCGGCAAGATCATCAGTATCTTTAGTTGCTAGTCTAGAATCAAAACGAGCGTCAGTGTAAAACAGGTTAGTGCCTTCAACCAAGTCTGAAGTATCAAACTCAGAGAAGTCAACCGAGATATCACCAGCTGTTAAGTCAATACCAGTACCACCAGTAAAGTGCGCACGGGTTTCTGCAGCAGACGGTCCAGTATAAGTAACTACACCTGTGGAGCTGTTGTAAGACAGGGAGCCATCGCCGCCTGCGTCTGTTACCGAAATTGCTGAACGAGCGTCTGCAGTGGTGTTAGAAGCAGCTTGAATGTCAGCTTCTGCAAGAGTGTTATTAACAAAAGCAGAACCGTCCCACTTAATGATCTCACCAGCAGCTACATTAGTGATGGTTACATCTTCTAGCTCTGAAAAGTTTTGATAACCAGCGGACTGCCAAGCAGTACCATCGTAAGCCATCAACGCATCGTTAGCGCTATCATACCACAAATCACCTTCGGCAGGGCTTGTGGGAGCAGTTGTACCAACATAGGGGTGTCCTACTTGAACAACGTTGTTTGAGTTATCTTTTGTATAAAGTTTACGGTCAGCAAGGTTAAGGGCTACCTCGCCAAGCTCTAGGTCAGTACTAAGGGGAATTGCGCCGACAGTACTCGACTTTTTAAGAATAATTTTAGTTGCCATTAGAAGGATCCTCCAAGGATAAAGGTATTAGGGTTTTCTATTTCTGTTGTTGCTGTATACTTGTTTGTTGTTCCATTGTAAACAAGCAAAGCACCATCTGTTTTATTTGTGTTATCAATATCTGAAACAGAAGAAGTGGTAAAGGTGTGGGTGGTAAACTTTTGAGTAGCAGCTTCATAGATAATAAAGTCATTATCTGCAATAGAGCTGTAGTCAACATCGAGAAGGTCAATCAAATCAATGCGTTCTTTCATAGAACCTGCATTAATTGTTTCTACAACGTCTCCTGAAGAGTTTACAATTTCAACCAGTAAGTTTTTGTCTACATCAAAGTAAACACGACTTACTGAGTCACCCTTAGCCCCTTGACCTCCTGTTCTAGATAACGAAACACTATGGTCTGTATTAGAAACAGAAATAGTAACGTTATTATTAGAAACAGTTGTGGTATAAGACATTACACGGCCTCCGAGGGGCTATACAGCACCTCAACAAGTCCACGCATAGGTTTCCAAACTTGTTGTGCAGAACCTGTACCGCTGTCTCTAACTTCTAACCCTATCCAACCATAAGTAGGCTTCTCAGGGGTAGGTTGCGTAACCCAGTTATCAATAAGCCCTTCGGGAAGAACAATATTGAATTGGTTATCCGTAGGATCACTGTCTAGAATAGTTAGGGTAGTTACCTCACCACCAGATTGCTCTAAAGTGGGGAGTTCTTCTTTTGTGTAGTCAAGACTGGAGCTGTCTGCTTCCACAATCTTGGCTGTTAAAGTGTAGTCGGATAAGTTAGTTAGCCAGTTAAGAGTGATACCCATGTGGATTTGTTCACCTTCAACCATAGAGACTAACACCGAACCGTTATCACTGATTAAGTCTTTTGACTTAGAATTAATTTTAGTTCGTGCCATTGTTTCCTCCTGCCGAACCTCGGTTGGGCATGTTAAGGGGGTTGTTATTTTCAGCACTATTTCTTAAAACTTTAAATAATAATTTATTTATTTTTCTTTTCTGACTGACGATAGCCAGCATAACCCGCAGCAGTAATAGCAGAAACGGTAGCGGTATCTCGCGCCACTGTCCCACTGTAGCCACCTAAAGTATTACCTTTAGAGAGCCTTGTGTAACTGTTAGTTAAACTACTGGTTTGTTTTTCATTTAATGCTACGAGTCGATCCGCAATTTTCTGAGAACGTCTTGTAGAAGCTTCTTGAGAAGCAGCCACTCTAAGAGCAGCTCTTGCTTCGTTAGCTTTCTTAAGTGATTTACGAGTATTTCTTGCTCTTACATAGCCTAAAATACCCTTATTACCCCTTTTATCAAGAGCAGCTTGATTAGACTGATAAATTTTGTTTAAAACATCAAAATCATATTGTTTAGATGCCTTAGCGCCCGATGCAATTCTTGCTTCTCGAGTTGCTGTTTGGAGTCTAGAAGAAAGCTTTGGATTTGCAGCTTTCAACTGTCTAAGCTTAGCAGAGGTTCTGGAAAGAGCTTTTGTCCGACGCTTAGTAGTACGTCTGCTTACCGAGCTAACATAAGACCCAACTGGGTTTTTAGCTGTTTTAACAACGGAAGCTCCAGTTCGGCGCGCTCTTGCAGCAATAGCTTTTTTAATGTTGCGACGAGAAGCAGCTAACTGTTTAGCAGTAAGTCTTTTCGTAAAACGCTTAAAAGCCCTTTTTGAAATAAAAGAAACGGCCATAATACGCCCCTTTACAGATTCATGTCTCTACGAATACGGTCTCTGCTACGAGACGCTTGGCTTCTGTTATTTCTAATACTATTGTAAGTACGATTAGCAGTCGATCTTACTCTTTTAGCAGCTGTAGTAGCAGCTCGCCTTGCGCGTCTAACCGTTGGGCGTGCTCGGTTACTTGCCATAGAGGCTTGAGTACGGACGCGATTGCGCAAGCTCATTGGCTTACGACCAGCATTAGACGCTCTGCGAGCGGAGTTTGCTCTTGCTTTAGTAACTGCACTTCTTGCTCTAGTGGCTGCACCGCTTGCACGGCGTTTACCAACAGCAGCCCCACTACGGGCAGTTGAACGTGCTAAACTTGCAGCGCGAGTTACTCTGGTTTTCGCCCTTAGAGCTGCGGTGTTACCACCTGCTTTAGCAAAACGGTTTCTAATACCTTTACGCGCTCTTGCAGACGCTTCTTGAGCCTTTTTAAGTGCAAGGCGACGAGCTGAAGTAAACTTAAATTTACCTTGAGAAATCCCGGTTCTAACCCGGTTTCTTAGACTCATTTTTCTGTTAGGTGTTGGCATAGCCTTATTCCTTTTATTTGTTTGTTAAAACCCAAAACCCCTATTGGTAGGTTTAGTACCTGAACGGATTGGGAAAAGATACTCAACAGCATAGCGAAGACCGTCTGTCCAGTGTTCTACACCTTCTTTCTTGTCAATCACGGCACTATCAGGGTTGCTTTCAACCCACTGAGTTCTTTCTATTGATTTAATTGTGTTAACACACTTAGGGTGAACATACATGTCAATATCCCCTGCAGCGTTTTTAAACTTTTTGTTTACAGCCGCTACACTATCAATGATTGGGGGAGCTTTCGTGTGTGCTCTTGTGGAAATACCGTTACCTTGTAAAATGCTAAAGTCGGTAGTCCCTACAGCAGCTGAAGACTTCCTTGCACGACCGCTAGGGTCAGGGTAGGAAATAATCTTGTGGCCTTTGTATTTCTCTGCTAAAGTTCTGGCTAAGGTCTCCGTATCTGGGTGTCCTTGCATTTCATCTAGAATATGAATTTGATTGCCTCTTAAAGCAAAGATAACAGAAGCCATAATGCCGACATTGAAGTCAATAGCAACATGGACATCTTCTCCTGCTTCGAAGTCAGGAAGACCTTTGTCAATATGATCCTTTCGGTTAAACGTGTAGAATACGTTATTACCAGAGTCTTCAAAACTTGCTGTGTACTCTCTGGCAAACTTTAAAGGATCAAGTGTTAGTTTTACTCTCTCAATCTCTTCCTCATCAAGGAAGGGAGAGTCCTGATAGGTGTAGGTATAGCTCTTCCAGTCTGTGTCAGAGTCTTGCCTGTTATACATCTCATAAAAATAATCATAACCACTAGGGGTACTAATAATAAGGGCCTTGCCTGGGTTAGCATTAAACTTCTTAGCATTCATAGGGGACCAACGAGTAGCCACACAAGGCTGAATGATAGACTCCCAAGACTCCTTGAGGTTCATACCAGCACCCTTCCAAGAAGTAACCTCATCGGCTACCACAAAGTACTGACCTGTACCCCGCATACGCTGAGAGGCTTCATAAGACCAGAGCTTTAGCTGTACGTTATTTGGAAACCAGAACTGACCAGCAGCCTTAGAGGCTTTATCAGCAAAGTCTTCCATGCCTAGTTGCCAAGCAATCAAAGGATAGTAAATATCTACCGCTTGACTATACGTTGGAGCAATCAGGGCAACGTTCTTGTTAGGGACTTCTGCAGGGAGGTTGATTAGCTCTTGTACAGCAATAATAGCCGCTGTAGCAGCTAAGTAAGACTTTCCAAAGCCCCGTGATGCGTTGACTACTGAATACCTACAGGTATTGTCAACAAATAAATCTCTAATAACTTCTGACTGTTTATCATGTAACTCTATCATTCTTATACTATTAGGCTTTTAGCCATTACCTTAATCCTTTTGTCAACTTATTGTACTTCCTAGCAAGCCTTTCAGCCTCTTTTTGTGCAGAAGACAAGCCCTTAGGCGTATTAAAAGACACCTGTGTAGTTGTACGGCCAACAATATTAACGTTTCTCTTTTCTACAAGATTAAACCCGCGAGTCTTTAAAAATTTTTGCTCTTCTTTAGAGAAGTATTTTAAAGCTTGGCTCTTAGAATCAAACCCAAACCTATCACCTCTCTTAAAAGAAATCTCTTCAAAAGGAGTACCTTTTGGGGCAAGCCTCTTAAGCATAGCCGCGCGACCTCGGTTATAGTCGCTAACAGGAGCGACTTTGTAACCCATCTTAGTACCACGAGGCATTGCTGCGTAGTGTTTAAGATTCTTCCCCATAAGTGGGCCTTCACCCTTAGCATTTTCAATTCGATATACTGTGTTAGTATTTTTCTTGATAGACTTCAAAACTTTGTTGTTATCAGAAATTCGTTTATTAAGTTTACTAAGTTTCTTTGACTGCCTTTTATTAAGAGTCTTTAAAGCTTTAGCCTTAGACTTATTATAAGAGACCATAGAGCCAAGGTTATTATTAACTTTTCTACGAGCCGCTGCAGAAGCCTTAACAGCCTTAGCCAAGGCTCTTTTTTGAGCAGCAGACCTAGGTTTTTTATAAAAACGTTTAATTAATCGCTTTGTGGCCTTGCCGATGATATATTTCTTAACCATTTTTAAGACTTTCTTTTCGGTTGCTTAGAATACTGTTTACCTGCCTTGGTATCTTTACGCTTCTTAGCGGTAGAGGCAGCATAACGTTTCTTAGACATACGATTAATAGCTTTAGTGGGAAGGTAACGCTCACCTGTAGCTTCTTTACCTCTCACAGAGTTCTTACCAGACTTAGTACGCCACTTCTGTTTAGTCCACTTAGTCATAGACTTCTGGGATTTAGTTTTCCCACCAGAATAGCCACCACCAAGGTCTCGATAAATCTTGCCAGCTAGTTGCATAGCTCTTGCAGAGTGTTTACCACCCATACGAGCTTTTGCACGGGCTTTGGCCTTTTCCCAGAGCCTTGGGTTAGTCCTGCCCATAGCTATTTCTTTTTAGTTCTAAGCTTAGCCATTTTAGCTTTCATAGACATTGGCTTTTTCTTGCCACCCTTTTTAGGTGGACGTCCAACTTTACTTCCGTAAGTTCCTTTACCCATTGGCATAGTTATTTTCCTTTGTGTGTTAAATAAAAGTTATTGACGACTTTTCATCATAAGCTCAACAGCGTCTCTGATTGATTTTATGTTTTCATCAATACGACCTAGCAAGACTGCTTGTTGTTGGGTTGTTTCTTCAAGCTGCATTAGCCGTACTTCATGTCGAGCAATTTCCCGAGTGTTTGTTTCAACATTACTATCTAAGCTAGAGACATACCAAACTAAAGCAATGGTTTGTAGTATAATAGCTAAAATAAAGGTAACGGGTACACTCTTAGATAAGTGCCAAGATTCCTGATCACTCATTATTATTTTCCTTTTTATCAGTGAGTAGAATGCTGATAGGTTTCTTTTCAGTAACCTCTTGTTCAAGTTTATCAGGGATTTTCTTGTAACCATAAGCCATCAAGTTATTAATAAGCTGACCTTGTGTAGAAGTAAGTTGGGCATACGCTCCAGAGGTTTGTTTACCAACAGACTCTAGATGATCTAGCTGTACTTGTATTTCACGATACTTTTTAACCATGTGTTCAATAGGATCAAAACCAAGCTGTTCAAGCTTACGTACTGAGGCCATTGAGTTAATATTTTTAGCACCTTTAGGACGACCAGACCCGGGCTTACGACCTCCAGTTTTGTCTTTACGATTATCTGGCATAGTAGTCTCCTTTCAGG